ATATAATGTAAAGAGGTGTACAAAAAATGGATATAGGTGTACAGATTGTGAAAATAGGTGTACGAAATGTGGATAGTTAGGTGTACAAAAAGTGGAAACAGGTGTACACTTGCTATTGATTTGTACACCTGTTTGTGATATACTCTTATATGAGAGGAGGCGCGATAAGATTGTCTGATATTAAAGGCGGGAACTTGGTTGAGAAAAGCAGACAGCTTGTTTGGGCAAAGTTCACTGACTATACAGCAGGAGAACTACGGTTACTTGAAGTATATCTTAGCCGCATCAATCCGAGAGACCCTGAAACTTCAACGGTTCAGTTTACATTACAAGAGTATTGCGAGTTTTTGGGGTTGAAAATCAACTCTAAGAATTTGAAAGCACAGGTCAAGCATTTCATCGACAACTCCGTTGAAGTTCCTAGAGGTGACGGTTCAGGCTCGTTTGACCTATATCCCCTGTTCAGTAGAGCAACTGTAAACTTTGAACCCAGTTTGATGAATATTACTGTATCGCTGTGTTGTAACCCGCTTCTGCAACCTGTTTTCTTCGACATTGCAGAGCGTGGATATGTCAAATATCGCTTACGCTACACAGCGAATATGAAATCGCAGTATAGTATTTTGCTGTATTCAATTCTCCGAGAGTTCATCGGACGTGGCGTGAGTCAGCCAGAAATTACGTTGGATAGATTAAGGGAACAGCTTGGTGCAAGAGAACCTAGCTATCAAGAGTTCAAGCATCTTAGGCGGCGTGTCATTGATATTGCGGTAGCTGAAATAAACGAAGTATCAGACCTGTGCGTTGAATATGACAAGGTCATGAGAGGCCGCAATGCGGTTGCTGTGAAGTTCAATGTAGCTTTCAAATCTAATGAGCCAGTCATAGACGTGGAAGCTAACGAGGTTGAAAGCGTAGAGCTAAAAGATGTTCCAAAGAGCCAACGACCTGTTAGAAAGCCCCGCAGCGGCGCATACGAGGATGTGGATTGGATATCTATTGCGCCGGAGATGTCTAAAAGCCAGTGTATCTTGATTGCAAAGCTGGTGGCAAAGAGATTGCCGGAGAAATATCCGAACATCAAGCCTAACAAGAAAAAGGAAGCTGTTGTGAACATCATTGAGAATGCGTACAGAGTTCTTGTCAGTGAGCGACTTGATAGGATTGAAAAAGACCCCGGCGCTTATATGTACTCAATTTTGAAAGAAGCAGACCTTGACGATTATGCTACATTTGATGATAGCTTCTTGAAGTAGTCAGATGAAGCACATTAAGCAGGGTGGGCAGATGATGCAGAAAGGAGCGAGAATGGGTTGGATTAGCGTAAAAGATAAGATGCCAGACAAGTACGTTCAGATTATCATTTATGATAAAGTGATGGGCGTTACTTTCGGTTATTATGGTGACTTCAAAGGCGAAAAATGGTATACAGATGATGTGTTGACGGATGCGTTCTATGGAAACAATAGTGAAACGCAACTGATTGATGATAATGTGTTATATCATGTAACCCATTGGATGCCACTTCCTGATGAACCCGAAGAATAAAGAAAGAGTGATAAAATGGCAAAAATCATAGCTGTCGCCAACCAGAAGGGTGGCACAGGAAAGACAACCACAAGCACCTGTCTGGCTGGTGCGTTGCAGCTGCTCGGCAAAAAAGTCCTATTGGTGGACTGCGATGCCCAGTGCAACGCAACGGACACCTACGGCGCACAGACAGAGGACGTATGCACCCTGTTTGACGTGATGACCCGGCAAGGAACGGTAGAGGAAGGAATCCAGCACTGTGAAGCTGGTGACATTCTTCCATCTGACAGCGCGTTGAAGGACATTGACGAACAGCTTGTTCGGGACATGGGTAAGAACTTCCGGCTGCGAGAAGCCCTTGAAAGCGTGTCCGGGCAATATGATTACATTGTGCTGGACACTCCCCCGCAGCTTGGTCTTGCGCTTGTGAACGCTCTGATCGCCGCTAATAGCATCATCGTGCCCATCACAGCAGACCGTTACGCACTGGCTGGTTTGAGCCAGCTTTCGCAGACAATCAGCGATGTTCGCAGATACTTCAATCCGACTTTGAAGATTGAAGGTCTGCTTCTGAACCAGTACAAGAGCCGTGAGAACCTGTCCAAAGAGGTTGTGGAGCAGCTTCCTGTGATTGCACAGAGCATGGGCACAACCCTGCTGGACGTGAAGATTAGACCGTCTATGGGCGTTCGTAAGGCGCAGGCAGAGCGGCACAGCCTGTTCAGCGGCGACACGGCAAAGAGTACCAGCGCAGAGGACTTCAAGGCACTGGCGCAGAAAATTGTAGAGGGGGATAAAAATGGTTGAGTACATAGAGCGGAGAGTTCTTATGGAAAAGTTCAAGAAATCATATTGTAAAGATTGCCAAAACTACAATGGAGTTCGATGCGGTGCTTGTTGTAATGCCATTGACATCTTAAAAAGCATTCCTTCTGTTGCCATTAAGAATCTTCATCCGATGGCTGAATGGATTGTACAGGACGATACATTTACAAGGTTTGAGTGCAGCAGATGCCACACAAAAAATCATCATACACGTTGGAACTACTGCCCGAACTGTGGAGCGCGGATGGAGGAAGCAGAATGAAGTCAACCAGCAAAAAATCCACAGGTTTGCTTGGCGGGTTTGATTTTCAGCCTATTTTTTCGGAGCAGACATTAAGCCAAAGTGAGCCAAAGGAAGAAGAAGTAAGCCAAGCAAAGCCAAACGAAGCCGAACAAGCACAGATTAAGCCCAGTGAAGCCACAGACAGCCTTGCACAGCCTAATGAAGCCCAGTTAAGCAGTATTAAGCCGAAGCAAGCCAAAGACAGCGAAACGCAGCCGAACAATGCCGCAGTAAGCGAAAGTAAGCCAAAGAAGCTGAAACAGGCGAAAGAAGTTCAACGTCTTATCGAACAAGGCGATGTTTCCGGTGCACTAGCCGAAGCTGGCTTGACAAAGAAAAAAATCCCGATGCCGGAATCGCATCAGGGTGTTGCAAGTGGTGATGGCAAGCGTTCAAAGCGCATTACCATCCTTATGAGCGAGGAAGAACGCAAGTACATCAACCGTGAAGCAAGGCGGCACGGAATGACGATCGGACAGTTCGTGTACGCTCTGGCAGTTGCGGCGGCAGATGGGAAGATTGAGCTGGAAGATTTCTTGGAGGATTGACGTATGATTGTTTATAGACCTCATCGTGGCTCTTTGGAAGATGCCATGAAAGAAGTAAAAACATTTGGCAACTGGTATCAGATGACACATTATATTGCAAATAATTGGAATTTGGCGGTTGGCAAGAAAGTGATAGACCCTGATGATATTGTTATGGACGATAAACCGGTCAATGATGACCGTGTTGGTTGGAAAGACGTTCACATGGTTTTGGCAACTCGTATTGGGAACGACAATTTTATGGAGAAATACGGAAACCCGCAGTGTATCGGGTATTGCACTTACGATGTCTCAAGTGTCAAAAAATACTTAACACCGAAAGAAGTAGGGGGCGAAAACTTTTATTGGGTCAAAATCCAGTACGATGATGACGAAAAATGCAGACACTTTCAAGCTCCGTTCGTGTTGTTTGCGAACAGCAAAGAGGAAGCAAAAGCAAGAATTGAGAGAGAAGTTCCCGGCAAGTTTTCCATTGTCAGTGTGGTAGAACTCGACAAGAGCCTTGTAATCACTCCGCAAGATTTGTTTGACATGAGGTCAAAATCAACACTTTGGGAATGAGGAAAAGATTATGCGCACATATAAGCCACGCAAGCGCAGAAGCAAAGAGGAACAAGCCAAAATAAACGCAGAGGTAGCAAAACGTAAAGCAAAACTGGCTGAAAAGTACAACACTGACACTCAATATTACAAAGGCATTCCTGTTGAGCTGATTGTAAGAGAGGACTACGGTTGATACAAAGCAAAGCGTTTCAAAATCAACGGTAGTAATCAAAACGTGTGGATTCCGAACTGTTATCTTGAAGATGATGGAACAATCAAGGCGAATATGAACATTGATTTTGTATTCCGTAAGTCTGTAAACCAGTTAAACAAAGCTGGAATCACGCAAGCGATTATTGGAATCAAACGTAAAATGCCGGAAACAGATGCGCCAAATCTCAAAAGCACAATGCAAAAAATCGGAGATACAGGAACTTGCTAAAGTACAAACCCCTGTGCGGTCATTGCGACTACACAGGGGTTTTGTTTTACTTATCAGCAATGCAATCCCAGTAGAGATATGCCTTGCCGTCTGCGGCGTCTGCGTCCTCAAGGAACGCCTTTGCCATGTCAGCGTAGAAGCCCGGAGTGTCAACGGACTGACGCTTTGCGACCTGACAATAATCCGAGTACATCATGTTCATGACAGCCCAGAAATCGTTCGGGTCACAGTTGATGTTGCGCTGTTTCGCAACGTCCTGCGTCTGTTCCAGCGTCCAGTGACAGCCCTTTGTGCCGTCAGCGTTTACCATGTTGTCGCACCATTCCTCTGCTTCATCATGGGTGAGGTGCTGGCGTGGCATCCTGATAGAGCGGCTGTCTGCACCGCCGCGTTCGTACTGTCCAGACCGCTTGTCCCAGTCTCCGTTCTGCGAGAAGCCGATTTGCGGCATTCTGCGCCCATTCTCTACGTCAGGGTAGCGGGGGATAGGGTAGGGGTCGATGTAGCGGTTCTCTTCCTGCGGATAATAGGAATAGCGGTCGTTGCCACTTTCCAGCTTACGCAGACGGCGTTCCATCTCACGCTCCCTGCGGTCACGCTCTTCTTCGAGGCGGTCACGTTCCGGTTCACGGTTTTTGTCGTATTCACGGAGCATCATCATGCGGCGAAAATTAGTCTTGCCCATAATCTATACCTCCTTAAGAAATAGACGCGGGTGCGCCAGCGTGTGAGCGGCAGAAGCAGCCAAGATATTTGAACGTGCCTGTGCCAGTGGCAGACGTTGTCACACGGGTAGCGTAGCGGGTGCGAGTGTGGATGCTCTCAGCGGTTGCCTGAGCGCAGTTGCAGTCGGTCAGAGGGTATGCAGTAGTGCCTGCACCGATGGTGATGACCACAGGGGCGTTGATGGTGGTCGTGTCCGGCAAAGCCTGGGCAACTACGATGCAATACTTCTCTCCGTTCTGGTATGCGCCGGCAGGGATATTGATGGTCAGCGTGTCATTGGCGAAAGTCACCGACTGGCTCAAGACCAGATGGGGGCAGAGTTTGCAGCTTGTTTTGCAAGCCATAATGTTTTCCTCCTAAAAAATCAGGGGCAGAGGTGTTTTACCCCTGCCCCGATGGTTCACCCGGTGTTATCGGGGAGTGTGTTGGTTAGCAGCAGCCGCAGCAGTTCACGCCCACGTTGGGGTTTGCCACCTGATAAGCGGGAATCGGACGAGGATTGACCCGGTTCAGGATGGTATCGGTCTGCTGAGACATCACGGTGGTCAGAAGCGCATTCTGACGATCCTGAGAAGCCGCAAACTTCAAGTTCTGGTTCTCAGCGGTCAGAGTGGCAATCTTGTCCTGCGTGAAGTAGTCCATCATGCTGCGGAAGTTGGCGTTGCAATTGTCCACGATGGCGCGGGCATTGTCTGCGATAGCCTGACGGGTAGCGCAGTCCTCCGTTGCGATGGTGTACTTCAGGTCGCCGATCAGCTGCTTGTTCTCGCAGCAGCAAGATGCAAGCTGCGTGGCAAGTGCGGTCTGACCGGCCTGCCGAGCGTTGCCCTCCTGCATGATGGCAAGGCTGATGGCGTTGTCACCGTTGGACACACTGCGTTCCAGACCGTTCACAAGCTGTGCGTTCTGGTAGCCAAGCTGACAGATGGCGCTGTTCACGCCTGCAAAGCCGTTCGCGATGTTGGTGTTGATGCCGTTGATCTGCGCCAGCTGGTCATAGCCCAGAGAGCAGATACCGCTCTGGATGCCCGCCAGAGAGCGAGAGGTATCCTGCTGGTAGAAGCCCTCAGACAGAGCCGCACGGGTGTCTGCACCGCCTTGACCAGTTGCGCCAGTGCCGACTAGATAGGGGATGTAGGCGTTCATGCCGTTGTCGCCGCCGTTCCGGCCATAGCCGTTCGTGCCCCAGCCGAAGATGATGGCGAGGATAATAACCGCCCACAGACCTTCGTTGCCGAAGAATCCGCCGTTGTTATTGCCGCCGTCCTGCCCAGCCAGATAGCCAGTTGCAAAATCGTCCATAACAAAACTCCTTTCAGTTTTGCGTTATGCTATCCCACCGCCGTGTGCGATGGGCGAAGCCAAACAAAAGCGGTTTTTGTCAAGTCCGCAAAACTGAGAAGCGTTTCGCTTAGAGGGATGCGTTATCGGGGCAGCGTCAGGTTCAGGGCGCTTGCCAGCTGGTTCAGGTCGATGCCGCGCTCTTTGGCCAAGTTCTGCGCCATCGTTCGGAGTTGTGCTTCGTTTTTGCCCTGAATCAGGTTCAGCCCCTGCATGATGGGTGCGCTCTGCCCACCCAGCTGCTGGATAAGCCCCATCGGGTTCTGCCCTGCACGAGCTAGATTTGCAAGCTGCATGATAGGGCTGTGAGTAATCATATCAAACGGAGAGGGCATCACTTATTCTCCTTTCTTCGCTGCGGCAGTGGGCTTAGAAAAGCTCTTCTGCCACTTTTCCAGTTCATCCAGCCGATGCACAAGGGCGTTGTACTGCTCAATAGGCACATACTGCTGTGCCGGTGCAGCGGTCTGCTGTGCCTGTTGTGCCTGCATTTGCCGCCATGCTTCCGGGCTGTAGAACTCCTGCACATAGGATTCGCAGGTGTCCGGGTTAAGCCGCTTGCAGTAGATTACGCCGCTACGCAAGTCCGGGCAGTAGGTCGGTCTACCGTACAGGTCAGACGGTATTGCCAAAAACTCCTCCCTGCTGGAAACAGGTCTACCAAGCAACCAGCCACCATCTTGTGCCGACTGCTGAACAGGCTGTTGCCCATTCATCGGCTGCGGACGCTGCGGCTGCGCCTGTTGCATCTGCGCGTTCGGTAGGGGAGTGGCAAGCCCAACTGTTCCCATGCCGCCGTAAGGATTGACAGGCTGCTGCGGAACGTAAGGCGCTCCGGGTGTCGGATAATAACTCATAAAGCATCCCTCCTATTGCATCCAGTGTACTGCATCAGCAAAAAACGAAGGACAACGAACGTCAAACGAAAGACAAAAAATCTTGCTTAAACTTGATTAGAGATTGCTTACTGTGAGCAAAAAAGAAAAGCGCCCACACGGAAAAATCCGCATGAGCGCTTAAAGAGTGCTTATCGAAGTATCAAATACCCTAAGAACAAAAGAATGCCCGCATTACGAATGCAAGCCTTTTGTGCGTGTTCAACTTTTGGAGAGAGAACAAATCCAATATTGATGGCCTGTAGAATAATTCCGAACAGTCCAAATGCCATTGCAACAAGTCGCATTATTTCGTTCCTTTCTGAAAAATCAAGAGATGAACCGCCCACAGGCAATACCGTTCTCTACAAGGCCGCAGCCTTTCAAATCATAAATCGTATGGCGTATAATGCAAAGACGCATATACCGATAAAACCACGCCTATAAATGCACTATGCCAAAACGGAAGGACGGCTTTTAGAACGCTTGATGTCGCTCCAAAAATAATCAGAGCGAACAAAGCACGGGACAAAAAGTGATATATTTTATTTGCCATAATTCATATAAAATCGTTTCCCGCATAGTACGTACTGCAAGTAGGCGGGCGGGAGACTGTATCAACGAAAAAGGCCCGCCATGATACGCATCGTTGAGAGGCTTGACGGGTTCAGATATCCACCCTAATGCGCTTCTTCGAGAGGCCGGGTGGATTTGTTGATGTTATTATACCACAATCAATCCGTCACGACAAGAACCAGCGCAGGGCCGTTGACGTTGACCGCTGCGTCCTTATAGGGCTCGACAACGGTCGTTTCCACGCCCTCGCGTTTGCGAAGCTCTGTAATAAGATTGGCGGTCGGAACATTTCCGAGGTTCACGGTGAGCTCCTTTCGTCTAGCTTTTCATCAATAATTTTCAGCCTATTGCCGATTGATGTCCGACAATATGGCACACGCGCTGCAATATCAACTTGACATAGCTGGTCAACGTACCGCAACCGGGCGATTTTCCGGTCATACCTCCCAAGCGGCGCACGTTTTATCACAGCTTTTATCTGTTCTGCATTAAGCCCTTGCAACGCTGGCGGAAAGACTACACGAGCCGCCGCCACGGGCAGCACCGAGCCAGAAAGGCTGCGGCAGCTGTCCAGCGTTGCGCACCATTACGGTGACGTTACCGAGACGGTATGTTTTCGTGAGGCCAAGAAAACGTGCGCAGACCATTTTCGTGACGTGCCGAAATTGCTCTTGTGCGGCGTACATTTTGTTGACGTCAACAAAATGCTCGTATGTAGTGCTTGCCATGATATCCTCCTTACTGTGTGATTTCATCAGCGCCCGCCTTGTCTTCTGCGTCCAGCGCGTCATAGTACGCCTGCGCAAGGGCTTCCACCTCTGCGATGTCGCCCTCCGTCAGCAGGCCACTGTCCAGATGGGTGTACGCTTTGTCCAGCCAGTATGCCACGTCGCGTCCTGCGGCAATTTCCCGCTTGATGGAGCGCAGTGTCAGGTCATGCCGGGCTTTGGATTTGATAGCCATAATCAGTCCTCCTTTAGGTTGTTGTCATTGATGCCACAGCATCCTCAAGGTCAATAATGCGTTTGATGGGGTCAGCCCTGCCGGTCACCGTCACGCTGTCTGCATCGGTCAAGACTGTGTTTGTGCCGCTCAGAGCGGGGATGGGCTGTGCGCCGGTTGTTGCGGTGAAGGGAGTGGGCTCTGCCAGCTTGTACGCAATTTGCACAGGTGTTCCTGCCGCGTACTGGGCAGCAAGGTAGGTTTTCCAGGCATCAGCATCATCCGGGATTGTGTCGCCCCAGCGTACACGGATAGCGCTCCACACAATAGCACATCCCTGCGCGGTATTTTTGTTAGAGACATCCGCATGAGGATAGTGGCTGCAAATTTCGTTGCCTTTCTGCGGGATTGCATTGACAGCGTTCGGAATTTTTGACGATACATAGTACCAATCGGTTTTATTGTCCAAATACTTGCCCGATACCGTCCATTCTTCCGTCCCATCCAGCGTCAACAACTTCCACATCCACAGTCCCTCACCCGTCACTGCATCCACCGTGCCGCCGTAGATGGTGTGGGGCAGGGTCAGGGTGGTAGTTTGGCCGGTGTAAGGGGTGTAGGTGGTGGGGGCAGTAGTGCCAAGCGTGATTTGCAGATTGGTGCAAGTTCTCTCGCTGTTTTCGTTCAGTCCTGCGTACAATCGCACCGTCGCTATGTTTCCAGCTTTAAGCACCGTGCTGAAGCCACCGTTTGCACGAAGCGTTCCAATTTCCGCGCCAGTGCCATCATAAAAATGAATCTCTTTCAAGGTTCCGTTTGAGCACTCTCCAGAAAAATATAACTGCACGTTTCTGGGCAGAAGATTCACAGCGTCCATATCAATTTTTGTTGTAATAATCGAATTATACGTCTGCAAGGTGATTTTATTAAGGCTCCACAGGGTTTCCCCGCATCTTGTCACCGTTACGCTTTCCCTGCCCTTAATCGGGCGAATGTTTTCGGGGCTAGGTGTCCCACTGCCTTCCTGCGTCGGCTCCCAGCTCACCTTACAGCCCAGCGGATATCCCGCCACAGGGTAGCACTGCACCGGGTTCCCAGTCTCCTCCAGCGGCGGGCAGAGCATATCCACGATGTGCTTGCTGCTCCATGCATCGGTGCCGACTGCGGTATCATCTATGACGGCTTTGGTCGCCAGCGCGTCGCCGGTCACTTTAGCGTCTGCTGCCTTGCCGCTCTGGCTCAGGGTGGCATCCACGGTGGCATCTTTGCCGGGTGCGCCAGCAGGGCCCACCTCACCGGTCTCGCCCTTCTCGCCCTGCGGCCCCTGTGCACCCTGCGGGCCGCGCTCGCCCTGAATGCCCTGCGGCCCCTGCTCACCACGAGGACCGGTTTCACCCTGCGGACCAGTGGCTCCGGTAGCGCCTGTGGGGCCTTGCGGGCCAGTCTCGCCCTGCGGGCCGACCGGGCCGATGGGGCCAGTGTCGCCCTTGTCGCCTTTGAAGTCACCAGCGGCAATGCCGTTCTTCAGCTCCTGTAAGCTGTCAGCGGCTTCCTGAGCACTCTGGCTGGCGCTGCCTGCACTGGTGGCTGCTTCGCTGGCGGCGGTCTGTGCATCGGTCTTAGCCTGCTCTGCGGCGGTGGCGTCAGTGTGCACGGCCCCCACCAGCTGCTGCCATGCAGGGGTGCCCGGCTCCGGCTCGGTGCCGTCCTCTGTGCCGGAGTTGGCGCTGACACGATACCGCAGGTCTGCGCTGGTCATCACCTTTGCGCCGTCGCTGCCCTCAAAGGTGATGCACCCGCTTCCGGGCTGTGCGGTCACGCTGGCGGGCACGTCCACATAGCCGTCGTCCGCCACCAGCGAGGATACCGGGTCTTTGCCGCCTGGAACATGCCAAAATGCCCGGACGGTCAGGCCCTCCCACTCGCCGGTTGCATCGACGTGCAGGCGGTACACGCCCCGGTTTTTAGTGTAGCCAAAGCGCACCAGCTGCTCATAGCCGGGCAACTTTGCCGTGCCGTTGGATGCGAGAGATACGCTTTGCTCGATCATAAATTACTCCTTGTTGATGGCGGGCTTCTTGTCTGCCAATGCCTTTTTCATCATGCTGACGGCCTTTTCGATCACGCTGTCCAGCACTTCATCGGTGATGAAAGGCTTCAGCCAGTCCGGCAGAGCGCCGCGCAGCGCGGCAAAGACCTGTGCCTTTTTCTTTGCGCCCTGACCGCTGCCCATGATGCTGTCCTCGGCGATGGTCACGAGTTCCAGCGCCCAGTCCTTGACGTACTGCTTGTAACCCAGCCGGATGGCACCTACGGCCAGCGCGGCAAAGCCGATGAGCATTAGTACCAGTGCGATGGGTGCGGGGATAAAGTTAAACATTGCTTCCATGATTTGTTACTCCTTTCAGCAGGTAGTTGTTGATATCGGATTTGCTTTTTTGCATACCTTCGCGGTTATTGCCGGACAGCTGCGAGTCCAGAAGATTTTGCACGCCAACAAGGACGAGACGCATCTCTTCATCGAGGCCGTCAAAGCGGCGCAGGTCTCTTGCAAGGGCCTGTGCGTGCTGAAGCTGTCCCTGTTCCAGCACGCCAAGTCTTTTTTCGAGCGTATCCATTCGCTTGTTCTGCGCATCGTCGGGGGCCTGCGCCTTTTTGATGTACTTGTGGATGATGTCCAGCACCTTGTCGATGGTGATGGCCGCAGCGCACAGGCTGCCCAAGATGCCCAGCACCCACAGTAAAGCTTCTTTTTCGGTCATTTACCCTCCCGGAGACGGGTCAGGCCCTTCTTGCTGATGATACCCGCATAGTCCTTGTATGCGTGGGACATGTCCACGTTGGTGGTCACACCGGGTACACGGGCCTTGCTGGTATACTGCCACATGCCAAAGGGCCAGCCGGGAGCGGGCTTCTTCGTCCGGTAGGCAGCCAGCCACACGTCGTATGGCTTCAGGGCTGCGCCGCCCATGTCCAGGAAGGTGCTGCCGAACCACAGGCCGGTGTAGAGCAGAGCGTACATGCCCCAGCTTTCCACCGTGCCCAGCATGTAAGCTGTCAGGTCGGTCAGCGCATCCTTGCCCAGCGGCTTCTGCACCTCGTCCTCGATGTCCACGGCCACCGGCAGCTCAAAGCTCCGGCCGGTGAGCAGCTTCTTGAAGTAAGCCAGCTCCTTGTCGGCCTGTTCCCGGTTGACCGCTTTAAAGTAGCCATACACGCCGCAGGGTATGCCCAGCCGCTTGCACTCGCTGTAATTGCGAGCAAACTGCGGGTCGGTGTAGGGGGCACTGGGCCTGCCCGCTGCACTGTTGCCCATGGCGCGAATCATTACGCCGTCCACCTTGCCGCTTGCCTTGACCTTGTCCCAGTTGATCGTGCCCTGATGCCGGGACACGTCCATGATTTCAGCCATAGCGTCCTCCTTACTGCGTGATTTCCTCAGAGCCGCTCTTGATGAGAATTGCCTTGACCTTTTCCTTCAGCAGGCGGGGGCAGCGCTCGTACAGAGCCTTTGCGTCCTCCATAGTCTCAGCAGACATGATTTCCTGTGCCCATAACATTGCCATCATACGTACCATCCTTTCGATTCTTTGTGTGATTTTATGCATAAACAATCTCGCTCATTTCAAGCAAGCACTGTTTCAACATCTCGTTTTCTTTTTGCAGCGCCGCTACCGTCTCCGGTAGCTTCTCTCGGGCTTCGGCTTTTTTGCGCTCTTCTTCCTGCGCGGCCAGCTCTTCGGCGGTGTAGCGGACGTACTTCTGGATGGGCACCTGTTCCACCCATTCCTCCTGTGCTTGTACTCCGGGGCGGTCAACGATCTTCTGCACGTCCTTGCCACCGTTCGGATACTCGGTCAAGGTCTCCCAGTGCCACTGCTCCTCCACGCCTTCCACGGCGGGGTGCTCCACTGGTTCGGTGCCGCCCACCAGATACCCAAGCGTCAGGTCAGGGGTCTCAATGGCTGCGCCGTTCTCGTCAATGATTTTCATAAGTCAAAGCCTCCTTTCTCAGGCCACGCGCCGCCAGATGTGCACATAGTAGGCGGCGGGCTGCACGGTGTTACTGCGACCGTAGATAGGATTCGAGCGAGAAGCATTGAAAGAAATATCATATGCTGACCCTTCATATCCAGCATATCCACAAAAAGGAGAGCTAACCTCTGTAACTGCCAAAGCACCTATTGACGATATGGCGTTTTTATTACCGCGAAATGGTGATGTTTTACCGTTATTTGAGGTTTCGCTTAAACTACCTGCAATGTTTGGCAGACCGGCCTCCACGGTGGTGCCCGCTGCGTGGGCGTAGGACGCACCCATCAGTACCCGGTTCTGCGCAATCTCCTGCCATGTACCGCCGAACAGTGCGGCGGGGCTGGTGGGGTCGGTGCTCTGGTAGATGCTGCCCACCGGATGGTCTGCAAGCTTTTGCGCTTCAAGAAGCCTGTTTACTTGTTCCCGTGTGTAGTAGTCGGATAAATCAGCTTTTTGCACGCTGTCCTTCCACGCGCCCGTGTCGCTGTCCCACGTCCAGATGGTGTCGGTCGTGCCGACCACTGCCCACCAGCCGTTTTCGCCCACCGGCACAGCAGTCTTGAGGGCTTCCGGCGTGGCGTACCAGCCCTGTGCACCGATGGTGATAGTGCGCACCTGCTCAAAATACTCTTTGGTCCCTTGCAGGTTTTTGGCAGACTCCGTCTCGGACACTTTCGCATTTTTTTCGCTCTTCGCTGCATTTGACGCACTCGTGACTGCTTTGTCAGAGTATTCTTTCAAATCGACCTTAACAGCGTTCGCAGCATTTGCAGCCGCTTGTTCTGCTTTAGCCTTTTCGGATGCAGCAGCATGCGCTGCCGAAACGGCTTCTTCCTTTGCGTTAATTGCGCCTGCAACGGTACTCAGTTCGTTTAAAGTGGATGCATTGATTGGCGTTCCTTCTTTTGTTGGCTTGTCATTTCGGATAAGAGTGACAATTTCGGATGTTCCATCCGACTTTACCATTGTCCACCGACCCGGATATTTCGCCACACGGTCTTCAAAAACCATATTGTCCATCTCCTGTCATGTATTCACCGGAAAACGTAACGTATGTTTTAGCAAGCGTTTCAATGTCGAACAAAATTTGCTCAATTTGATTCATCCTTGAAAAATCGAGTTTATTCATGCTTTCTGGCGTATCTGCAATAGCAGATGGGCCAGAGCATTTAGCGCGAATGGAGTTGATGTTAGAAAGCCAACGTGTTGCATCGGAGACTTTCATATATCCATCGACTGTCCAATCTGTGCGAACAGAAACGGACGCGCCAACAATAGACGCAAGCTCTTGAATTCCGGATTCAACGCGGTTAAAATCCGTATAGCTTAAAGCGCCCTTCATTCCGGCAAGCCATTCCGATTGTTCGACTTTTGTCCACGTGCCTGTTCTCGCCTTTGCGGTAATTTCTTTCACGCGGTCAACATCTGATTGCGTTCGGTCTGTAATCCAACGAGCCATAAATTATTCTTCCTCAACTCTGTTTTGATACCCGATAGGCAAATTGCTCGGAACGGTAAACATGTAATGATAGCACTTGCGGCCATCGTTGCCAGAACCGATACAATCATAAAAAAATAATTCTTCTATGTCACTAGAATTGCCAAGATGCGCTTTGTCCCAATACATTGAAACAACAATAGAACGATAATAGATATCCCCAACAGAAGGATTCATGCCAAAATATTCAAGATGTGTAACGGGAGTTCTCGTCCACTGCTGATACGGGCTGTAATCGTCTCCGAGGGTAAAAAAAGGATTTCTCAAAAGTTCTTTTGCTGTAGGGAGCGGGCTTCCTTCTACGTTGCATCCATAACCCCAAATTTCGTTAATAGAACTACTGTTATCTGGAAATCCGTAGTATATTTCTTTTGCGGAAGGTAAAAATATACTGCGAGATAAAGTAGACACAGCAGAAGGCACGTACTCGTTAGAATTATTTTTTTTGAACGCGGGGGTATAATAAAAAGTAGTTTTGCCGATTTTTTTCTGCATAAAATCAGAAAAAGAATTCTTTACGTTTCCGTTTAATAAGGCATCAATACTACTGGTCGAATACTCTGCGGGAGTTGTCATTTTACTATCCCACGCAACGTTTTCTGTTTTCGCATCTTTAAGAGCAAGAAGAGTTCTCCCTTTGCCATTTAATTCCGGTTCGTAATTATGTTTTGAGACAAGAAAAGCGGTATAAACGCCAGCGACGGAGATGTATACAGTATCGCCTTCTTTGAGGTTAGAAATCTCGTTCGCAATCGTAGTAGCGTTGCAAGAAGCAGAAAGGCTCGCAACTGTAGCTGTAATCGTTGCATTTCCGCTGTGTAAATACGTAACATTGCAGACGGATACGCCGCGTTCGTTCTTGATGACATTCAGCTCAACGATACCAGCGGGAGATGCATTCCAAACAATAACAGGGGAATCGGCAGATGCAGGGGTAAGCGTCGCAGTGAGCGTAATCGTGTCGGAAGGATGCAAGTAAATCTCAGAAGCATTGATTTGTAACGAATCAACATCTTCAATCATATACCCGGTAACGGAACCCTTGAAGCTACCATTAAACGTGTAAGAAACATCCGTAATCAACAAGTTAGAAGAATATCCAAACTGATGATTGAGCTTGACAAAATCAAGAGCATCGTTGTGCGGGCTTGCACGATAAGACAGGGTAGCTTTTCGACGATTAGAAAGCACTTTATAGCTTTCAGTTAGAACATTCTTTGGCTGGGAGACGACGGAAGAAGAGATAAGCGCATTATTTACACTTTGCGTAACGCCATCGCCAGTAGCACCATTCGGATACAATGACGAAACTCCATTTAGAGAGTAAGAGATGTTTTTTAACTTATTAGAAAAAGTGATTTCCGGATACTGATAATCATTGATTTCAGTGATTTCATAAATGTCGGACTTGTTTTCAGGAAGGTACGGAACCCGGTCAATCCGAATCTCACCGTTTCTTGTCTGATACAAAGCCATACCGGCTGCGTTAGCAGAAAGCTGTAGCACATCAGCGTTTTTATACGAAGAATTTCCGTTGTTAAAATCAGCTGTATAATCCTTCAAAGATTCATTGATGTAATAGCTGATACCGGAAACATCAAGAAGTTCCAAAGCGTCATAACACATTTCGTATAAAGTTCCGCTTTTCCTTCCGGTATATAGTGAATCGATTAAAAACACCAAAGCATCTCGAGCTTCAAAGGAAGCGGTAATGCCATTAGAAGGAATGTTCCAACTAGAAAGGTAAAACTTACCTCCGTTAATCCATTCAGTCTGTCCGTCCAAGTCCATGCCATACTTTACAAAAACAGCTTGGCGTTCATACAGATACTTGTAGAGACCGTCTGGGTTGATAGGATTCCATTTTTGATCGCTGTTATCAACGGAAAAAGAAATTGAATCCTTGGAAAGTTGACCGGAAATTGGGTCTCGCTTTGATTTATGGGAATACGACAGAAGGTCTGTTTTGCTAAATTTCACACGTTGTCCAAATTCCACTTGCGAGATACGAGCTCTTCGGTTTGGAATACACCATTCAAGAATTTCAATAATAACCAAATCATAATTGGAAATCTCAAATTCAATTGAAGTTTCGGCGGAATCGTTGTTGTCAATTTGCTTTTCCAAAAGAAGAGCGGTTCCTTTGTAAGCGGAAACTTTAAATGATTTTGCCCATTCATTTAAAATTTCAGACCAAATGATTGTCAGACCCGGTATTTTTTCTTCGTGGCTTTTACTAAAAGAAAATGTGATGGTTGGATGATTGGAGCTTGATACGCATTCACCGCTTACATAGCCGCATTCTTGATACGGTTCAGAATTCGGGACGATATCAAAGCTTCCATCTAAAACCCAAAAATTAGTTTCAGCAGTCGCGTAATTTCCAGAAGTGGAAATGTCCAGATCGGTGATGGATGCCGCATTACTAAACACGGTTTGCGAACCTGAACTTGCAATAGCGTCCGTTTGCGCTGCATCATCAGCTGCATGATAAGTAATCTGAATAAAAGTTTCGGGTACAAGCGTATTATTATATTGTGAAAGCCACTTATCGGACGGCTTTACAGACATATAAAATCACCACCTTTAGACCTCAACCAGGCTCAAAGAACAATCCGTCCAGCCCATCACATTTCCGGTGTTTGGACCCCTTCGCCACATTCCGGCCGTTCGGTCGGAAACATACATCTGGCGTGTGGAATAAGAAGCTGTCGCTTGATTGTAAAATCGTACCGTGCAATAAAAGTTTGTAGTGAATGGGCCGATAACGGAAGCCCATTGTTTTGCGGTAAGGTAGTTCCACTTGAGAGCCACTTTTGCAACATCGTGCCGAACCACAGAGCCAACAACCTTGCCTTGCACGTTTCGGCCAGAATCAACGATGGTTGAAGTCGTTGCGCTATAAGAGGAAGGCTCTGGCAAATCTACGCCGTTTACTGATACAAGAGCTTGCATAATTCACCGTCCCTTCCTTAATAGCTATATACTTCCGTACCCATGATTTGCACGCCACGGTCAGCCTGCTGCTTTTCAACCGAAGCAGTAATCTGCTTTCCGTCAATGAACAGCCTGACTTCCTTACCGCCGGTAATTTCGTCACCATAGCGCTGGAAAATATCAAGAAACGCATTATAGCAGCCGTTATAAACCGCGCCTTGCAGATCGGAAGAGCTTGTTGACCCGGATGATGTATTGCTGTAGTATCCATTGGCAGAAGTGGTGGAACCTGTAGAAGCATCGTATTCAGGGGTCCCGACGTAAGAAGAATTGTCAGTTGAGTATTTTCCACCAAGATTGCTCACAATGCCAACAATCGCAGCGCCTAAGGCAATTGCAGCTGCGCCCACAATAAGTGCTACAGGAATGCCGAAAACTGTAGACGAAAGCGCGCCAGCAATAGAAGTAAGAAGGCCAACAAACGCAGAGCCAACAGTCCCAATCAAGCTACCCATTGCGGCAAAAATTTCAGGGAAAGAGCTTACAAGGCCACCAAAAAGGCCTTGACTGATTGCAGTGCCAGTAGTGGCTAAAGGCACCTTCAATGCGCTAATTGATGCAGAAATCGTAGTTCCAAGATTGGAAACGCTCTTTACGATTTTTCCAAAATTGCTTGTGATGCCGCTCCAGATAACCTTGCCAACTTTTAACGCTTCGTTAAACAAGGTTTTGGATGCATCCTTCAAAATTCCAGCAATGTTGGAAATAAAGCTTTGCGCATATGCTTTTACCTGATTTCGGTTGCCTTCTCCCATCGCCTGCCAGATAATAGCAGCGGCAGTTGTACCAATTGTTTTTAAGTCGCCGTTCTGCACAGCATTCCAAAGATTCTGCACTGTGCCGAAGAAGTCATTCTGCAAGCCGGAATCAAGTTCTTGCCACTTACTGTCCAGACCGTTGAAGAAGCCATTAACAAAATTCGTTGCGGTGGTCGTGCCATAGTCAATCATCTCGTTGCCCTTCTGCTGAACAACGTTTGCCAGATTAGTCATAGCCTGTTCAACGTAATGAAGTGCTGCAGTGATACCGTTTGCAAGGCCTTGGTCGATGTAGATACCGAACTGTTCAAAGACTTTAGAAGGAGAGTGGATGCCAGTATCTGTCGTGAACTTATCTAGAATAGCCTTTGCAAGTCCACCAACAGTTTTCTTTGCATTCTCAATTCCTTTGTTGATACCATCAATCAAGCCCTGAACGATGTTTTTGCCATAGTCCAAAAATTTTGCAGGGAGATTTTTAATTGTATCAACCAAACTGTTCCAAGCCTTGTCCCAGTTTTCTTTGAATCCGGCCCACTTCTGGTTCCACCACTCGCCAACACCAGCAAACCACTGCTTTAAGCCTGCGCTTGCTTGGTTAAGCGCCTGAATTGGATGCTGAACAAATCCGGGCAAGCTGTCCCATGCAGTCTGAAAATTAGCGCTGAACCCTTGCCACTTTTCATTCCACCACTCGCCAACGCCGACAAACCAGTTTTTTAAGCTCTCGCTTGCCTTGTCGAGAGATTCTGTAATTTTGTCCCAGTTTTGATAAATCGCAATTCCGACATCGGTCAGACCACCAACAATCAAACCAATCAGCGTACCGATGCCTGTACCAATCGGGCCGCCAAGAGAACCGATAATTGCACCAATGCCTGCGCCAGCCATTGTCGAGCCAAGCGGAATCAAAATTCCGTTTAACGTGTTTAAGCCATTCTTGACAGCATCGTAAACGCCCGTTACAAACATAGGTATGCCGGTTACTACTCCGCCAACTGCTGCTCCAATAATCGCGCCAGCAGTAGAGCCACCAGCCGCTTTAATGGCCGCTCCAACAGCAGTATTGCCAAAGCCGGTCACGATAAACTGAGCAATTCCTTTACCGAGAATGGCTGCGCCTGTAGTTCCAATCAAAGCACCAAGAACAATTTCGGCGAAATTTTTCCCATTTACGCCATTTTCAATCGCGTCTTTAATGCCTGTAATTTCAAGAACGACACCTACTGTAAAAACGCCAAGACCCAAAACAATGGATTTCAATGCGTTCATTTTGGAAATAGCATCCACAATATCCGTAATAAGATTTGTGAGCTTCCAAGCAGCAAGGGCGGTTGCTACAGTCGCTATAAGAGGAAGCATAGCCTTGATTTTCTGCTTGATAGCATCAATCTGCTTTGCAAACTCTTCGTTGTACTGCTTGAACATATCGTAGCCGGACAGGTCTACATCGCCCAAGATGTTGCCGGCAGATGCACCGCCGCCAGAGCCGGAGCTTCCTTGTGTTGGGTCAATGATGTTCAGTTCATCAAAACCCATCGTGTAGTCCTTGAGAGCTTTGGCGGCTTTCTTTGTCGAATCGGTTGTGTCATCCATTGCGTCACCGATGCCGCCAACGCTGCCAGCACTCTTAGTGAAATCGGTGAACACGACCTTCACGCCCATCAGCTTTGCCACCCACTGAACGAACTCCCGAATGAGCTGAACGGCGGCAATCAGCGGGGGAAGAATAGATTTCATGGCAGGGTAGAGCAAAGAGCCAACAGACTTCGCCAGCATATCCAATTGCGCTTTCAGAATCTTAATCTGGTTCGCAGGGCTCTGGATGGTCTGTGCAAGGTTGCCCTGCACGTTGGCAGTCTGCTTCATAATGGCAATGTAACGCAAAACTGCCTTATCTGCCTGAGACAGGCTAGAAACCTGTTTGTTAAAGCCTAAAGCAAGAAGCTCCTGCTGCAACCGTGCCTGAGACAGATCAACGCCCAAACGGCGAATAGGCTCAATCTCGCCAGAGATTGCGGAGGACATTGCGGTAAAGGTCTCTGCAACGTTTTTGTTCCAATAGGAACCTTCGTCATAGGCAAGCTGGGTCAGATTCTTGGACAGAATATATGCTTTGTCGCTGGTCAGACCAAACGAAGTACCCAAGCTCTGGATGGTAGCCATGTAGGTCATTGCTTTGGTCGGATCAACGCCAAGCAAACCCTGCATCTTGCTAATGAGCGTATCGGCTTCACCGCTCAGATTGCCCATAGCATTATGAAACAGATCTGTTGCTTCATAGAAGTCATTGAACTTCGCAACAGCGTTGCCAAGATACTCAGCGATAGCTTTCAACGAAACCAGCTTTGCCATGTTCCGCATAAAGCCGTTCATCTGATTGGACAGGCTGAGATAGCTCTTGCGCTGCTTTTCGTTGGCAGCAGTCACACGATTTGCCTGTGTAACCACCTTGCTCAACTGCGGAGGGAGCTTTGCAAATGCATTGCCCACCTTGTCAAGCTGAGATGCAAGGGGAGCAAGAGCAGCAGAAATCTTCTGACAAGAGCTTGCAAAAGAATCAAGGTCTGTTGCTTTCAGCTTGTCGGTCAGATCAGGAACCTTTCCGATTACATTGAAAGCGCTGCCAAGAGCTTTAAGGTTCGATGCGTCCAGAATAGACAGCGGAGCCAAAGCGTTAGTGAGCTGAGTAATGCTTCCAGACATGGAGTAAAAGTCAACGCCGTTCAAGCCAGACACAGCAGCAGGAATCTTCTTGATTGCGTTCACGACCGTGTTGATGCTCTTTGTGCTTGCAGTCGTGTTGACATTGGAAAGCCCATTCAGAAAGCTGGTGATTTTGTCCAGCCCGGACATTCCAGCGGATGCCTGTTTCAGCGTTGCAATGGAACCGGCCAGCTTGTCAAGGCTGTTCACAACCTTTGTGACGTTGCCTTTCGTCCGCAAATTAGAAATGGCGGTAGCGAGCTTGTCGATATTAAGCTCTGCGCCCTGCGATTCCGCAGAAATCTCTACGGATAAGCTCGTAATATCAACATCAGCCATCACTACCACCATCACTTTCCATCATAGAGAACATCATTCTCTTGATTCGCTCCTGCGCCTCAACTGCGCGTTGGTATTCATATTCGTCTTTCTCCTTTTGAGTAAGGGGAATCGGTCTATCCATGTACTTGATGGGCTTAGACCCTTTCTTTCGGAACATATTGCCAACCGTAGAGGAAAGCGCAGATGCCATGTAAAAGCCATTTCTCCATGCTTCTGTGTTGGCTCTGCGTTCCCGTAGTTCCTCTGCGTCACGGTAGACCTTTGCCAGCCAGACATCACCGTGCCAGAACTGGTCGTATGTCATGCCAATGGAGATGTAATAGGCTTCTACATCGTGGAACAGCTTAGAGAAGGAGAATGGCTCCCCCTCTCCGTCTGTTTCTTGAGATTGTGCAGTTACACAATCTCCCACGTTGCGTTTTTTGCAGTCTTGTCCTCAGTGTCAGTTGCCAGCAGAGACTTGGAAGCGTCCACGAACATTTCAAGCAGAACGCCCATCAGGTCTTCCTTATCCTCGATGTGCTGGAACATCTCGTCCACGACCTTGCGTTTGATGCCCTTGTTCCGTGCGATGAAAGCGCCGTAGAACAGGGCACGAGAGTTAGACAGCAGATTGGTCATCTGGGTGTACTGGCCAATCTGAAAACCTGCACGTTCGGTAGCTTCCACGCTGTCACGGGTGAAAGTCAGTTCATAAGTGTTCTTGCCATCGGGGGAATGAAAGTTAATAACCTTAGCAGCCATAATAAATGCTCTCCTTTATAAATAGGAGCAGAACCAAATCCGTTGTTCAGTTCTGCCCGGTTTGATTGATTCGATTTTTGCGGTTTAGCCGCCGTTGACAGTCAAGGTCTCGCTGAACTCAGGCTTCTTGGTGAAGATGCAGTTGATGGTCATTTCCACAACCTCGTCCACGCCAAAGCCGGACAGGCCAACCTGATGCATACCCTGCCAAGTGAAGCCGGAGCCGTCCTGCATTTTCAGGGCGTAGTACTTTACGGCGTTGCTCTCGGAAGTCTCATCATAGCCAGCTTCCTTGACCTTCTTGTAGTCAGTCTTGTTGTAGTTGGCAGTAAAGGACTTGGTGTCACTCTGGATAATGCCGAAGATGTTGACCTGCATGGGGTCGGACAAGGTGGTGGCATCCAGAAGGTTAGGCTCGGAGATCAGGTCGGGTACATCCTTGATGTCGCACAGCTTCGTCAGAGCGGTTGCGCTGTCGCCACAATACAAGGTGGTATTCAGACCGGAGATAGCAGTACTCATAGAATGTTTACCTCCTTAGTTTCGGTAAATCATTCCGTCCTCTCCGATTGTTGCCCCGTAGCTGCAATCAATCCGATAGACGGAATTGTTGTACAGCCCATTCAACGGGGCAAACGACTTGCGATAAAATTTAAGCGGTTCAAGAACAGAATCCACGATTCCAACGATGAAACGTGCTTCTGCAATGCGTCCTGTGTCCTTGTTGGAGTAAACACGCACACGCAAGGAAACGGCAGCGTATTTGCTGTGACCAGCAGAATCAATGTGTACAGGGAGATTGCTGTTTTCCTCTATCTGCACACACGGAAACTTCTTGACGTTGCTGTCATTGATTTCACCAGTAACGAAGATGCCGGGCACTTGCTTTCGCAGTTCCTTAGCAACAGCCGTGAAGATAGAATTGAAATAATCGATCAACTATTCCAAACCTCCCTCCACGTTGCTTCAACTTGAGAAGCCATTTCCTCAACAGCCCCCCACATAGCCATAGCTGCATCGTTACCGCTGGTGTAATTCAGCTGACCTTTGCCGTCTACTTCCTTGACAGGTGTGCCAGCATTGCCGGTTTCGCCGTAGTAGTACCAACGCTTATGCTTGCCGTTTTCCTTGCCGTATGTGCCGTGCTCACCCACACCATTAGGAAGTTCGCCGCCATAAGCAGAGTGCATAACGCCAGTACCAAACTCGATAAAAGCAACCGATTTGCCCTCAGCAATAATGGAACAGGCGGCTCCGTTTTGCTCAACATGGCAAGAAACATCGTTGCTACCAGCATACTGTGCGTTCGCAAAACGAATTTTTGCCACGTCAAGTCCTTTATCAGCCAACGCCTTTGCAAACTCCTGCGCCTTTTTGTTCAGGGTGGCCTTGTACTCCTGTATCTGACGTTCCGCATCACGAAGTCCGGCATCGCTCAACCTCACTTTAATTTTCACTTGCAGCCACCTCTTTCAGCGCATACAACGTATCCGTGATATGCTCTGCGACCTTGACCACAGTGTAATTGAAGGGCTTTGAAACGTCTGTCTGAAACCAGACGTGTGTGCCTTCATAAAGCGGTGTGTTGCGCTTTTTGCTGGACGAACTGACAACGTAGCTGTAATCCGTGAACGCTCCAAAAGGGTTTGCTTCCGCAGAACCAGTAGGCGGGCTGACGTTCAACATCAGCTTTGCGGGGGTACTCCACGATTCGTATGCGGATTCGCCGGTTTCGTTGCCCCATTCGTCCACAACAGGTGTTTTCTCGCCAACTGGGTTTGAATACCACAGCGGGCGCTTATCCAGCGGGCTTCCATTGAACATCAGCCGATAACACCTACTCTCGGAACCACTTCATTCAACAGGGACTGCGCCACATCGGAGCTTTCCCACACACGAGTAATGCCATTGTTGGTATAGCTCGTCTGTCCGTTTGCGCCGATGTGGTTGTACAGTTCCGCTGCAATGCGTATCTGCAACGACTGATACTGCAAGGGCAGCTCGTCCGGACTGTTGCCGAAGGGGTAGCCCTGTGCAAATATCTTGTCTTTGGCAAAATCAAGCAGCAGGTCGAAGAGTGGGTAGTCCTCGTCCGTGATTTCACGGTCAAGTGCAGGGGCAATGTACTGCCCCAGCTTGACTGCCGCTTCAGAATACTGGTCTCCCATGCTGCTTTCCTCCTTTCGCCTTAGTAAGCCTTGATGCAGTACACAGCGTCCATGCGCTCAAAGGACGGCAGGACGATTTCAGAAGCAATAATGTCAGTGCTGACAGGGTGGGCTTCCTGCTTCGTAGTAATGGCAACGCCAGTGTTCACAACGGAAACCTGTGCGTTGGAAATGCCAGCCATCAGGTCAACCTCTTCCGGGGTTGCAACATAGTACATATTGCCCAGAGAACCAGAAGGAGCCAGCACGACATAACCATCGGGAAGGTACTTCTCGGCAGTAGCGGTCTCTTCCGGCTTGAACATCTTGTCGTACAGATGGATGCGGATGCCGGATGCGCTTTCGACAACAGAACGTGCCTCAGAATCGATAAGAACGGCGGTGGTGGTTTTCATAACCGTCAGGAAACGGTTTTTGACCTCTTCCGCAGCAATCATCTTGTGGAAGGTGTTCGTATTCATGTAGGCTTCGGTAATGACTTCGCCAGTGTTCGCAAGAACAGTGTTTGCGGCAGTAGTCATCGTGGCGATGGGGGTTGCAGTGGTAGGAGCATCCCACTTCTCCTTGGTAATCAGAGCCTTGTAATTGGACTGCTGCCAAGTGCCATCCGGGTCGTAATCGTAGACGTAACTCACGCCGTTGGATTCGATAGAAATGCCGGGCTTGCCAGCCTTGGGAGCCAGAAGCTGCCATACCATGCGCTCAGGAACGATGCGAGCGCCAGTGATAAGCTGTGCGGTATCATCGTAGACACGATTGATAACGTCTGCCGCAAACTCCTGATTGGTAGCCAGAACAGAAATGATCTTGCGGCGGTCGCTCTCGTCGATATGCACACCCTCACGGAAAAAGGGCATATTGGTCTCCGTCACCTGAATACCTTTACGGGTACGGAACGTAGCCTTAGTGTCAAATACGCTAGGCTTCAGCGAAACGCCAACGCCCTTATGACCACGCAGCCACTTCAGTTCCATGCTGACCTTCTTACGGGCAGGGAACAGAGCATCAGAAGCATAGGGCTGCGCATTGGTCGGGTCATTCGTCCAGTAGGCGGCAATCGCAGCAGGGGAGAAGATTTCATTCAGATTCAGTGCCATAATTTAGTCCTCCTTACTCGCTCTTTGCGCCAACATCGGTCCGGCAGAAAACGGCGGGAACGGCCTTTTTCAGAGCGGCAATATCGTTTGCAGAATAGGTAAAGCCGGACAGCTTTGCCTTGTCCACATCAATAACGCCCTGAATCAGCAGTGCGCCATTGGGGTTGACGGCAGGGTCAACGGTGTGCAGCAGAATGCCAATGGCATCGGTAGCTGCATCAGTAGCGCTGGTGCCAGTGGTGGTAGCAGCTTTCAGACCAGTCTTTGCCATAGGATAACCAGCCGGAACAGCATTGGTCTCCTTGACGGTAAAGGGAATGGCAACGTAGGTATCAGCAGCCAGAATAGTGCTTTCAGGAGCCGATACCGGAGTAGTGGTATATTTCATGTTTTCCTCCTTAATGGAAAGCGGTCATTGCGTCACTCGATGCCTTGTTTGCGTCTGCACGCTCTTTTGCAAAGCGTTTAGCAAAGGAAACACCTGCGCTATCTGCGCCGTCACCATTGCCATCCGCACCCGGAGGTGTGGGCATATCATTCAGCAGAGAAGCCTTGTACGCGGTGTCGTGGGCGGTCATAAACTCCGACTGGAACTTAAACACCTTGTCCATGTCACCGTCAGCCAGTGCAGATGCAGCCTTGTTGGCAAGTTCAGCGTCATAACCCTGTGCAACGAACTTCTCACGGTAAGATGCAAGGGTCTTTTCCTTGACGAGGTTCTCTTTGTCGGCAGTCAGGGCTTCAATCTGCTTCTGCATCTCTGCCAGCTTGTCAGCCTGTTCCTGTGCAGCATTCTCGTCATCGGTACGCTTTGCCTTGAGCTGCTTTTTGTACTCAGCAGCTTCGCCATTGGCTTTCGTCACGGCGTTTCGCAGCTTCTCAACCTCTGCGTTAGGGTCTGCAACCTTTTCAAGCGCAGAAATGATTTCATCGGCGGTCATGCCCTCTTTGTAGGCATCACCAAGCAACACATTGAGTTTCATATCGTTAATTTCCTCCTGCGTTTTTTTACCGTTGCTTCCCTGCAACGCTGCGAAATTTGTATCCCGGCTTCCCTGCCGGAATATATCAGCCCGAAAATTCGGGGTGATTCTTTATTCCTTTGGATAAATTCTCTTGTACGGTTCAATGCCACTGGCCAAAATAGATTTTTCTCGCGCCGAATTTCGGTCAGGGTGTGTCCATTTGAATTTCCCACATTTCGTGCAGATATACTCGCACTCCATTTCTCGTGGTTCGTTTCCGTTGATGCCGTGCGTCCAATGCCAACGAGAAAGCGTATAGTCATGTTTGCAAAACAACTGTTTCCAAAAATCACGCATTATCTTTTTTCTCTATCCGCTCATCAATGATTTCCCAGTCGTCACACGCCATATTTTCCATGGTGTACAGAATGTCTTCTGAATCAGCAAGATTTACAATCTTGCCATCGTAGCAGTGCATCTCGACATAAGGTTTCTTAGAATCTTTAGACCCCAAGCACCAATAACCAGTCCAATGATGACGCTTAATTTTGCGTCCTCGTTTAAGAGCAAACAAAGCACTTGCAAAATTCATTTTTCTCCTCCGTTCTTTGCGTTGGCCTGTTCGTTGACCATTTTGTTAGCGTCAACAATATGGTCTGTCGACTGTTCCTGCGGCTTCGGTGCTTTCCCATCCTCGCCCAGCTTGCCAGCGGCAATCAGGAAGGGCTTGCTCATTTCGTAAGCAGCCTGTGGGTCGGGGAACAGGCCGGGTGTGGTGAATGCCAACTGCGGGTCAATAGACTGACCGAGCATCTGTGCGAAAATCTGAACCTTGCTTTGCTGGTTATCGTACTGGCGGCGTGGAAGTTTGATGTTGATGTCACTTGCCATCAGCTTAGAACCAGCCGTGTCACGCAGGATTTTCAGCATCACAGACAAACTTTGGCGTTCAGCGTACTTGAACATATTCTCGTACTGCTGCGCCCTCGCTTCGGTGTGATTCCAACCATTGCGGACGATGACCGCGCCCACGTTGTCGGACGTTGCGTTCTCGCTGCCAGTAGCACTAGGCATGGCAGTCAGACTGCGGTACACGTTCAACATTGAATCAAGCAAGGTCTGGCTTTGCTGCTGGTCAAGCTCGTTTGCAATCTGCGAGACCGAAGCGGGCAGACCAGCGGTGGATTTCAGGCACATTGCGCCCAATTCCTTCACCTTGTTCAACGCATCTTCGTCAATAAGGCAGTTGGTAAACACCATGATGGACTGGATGAACTGTGCCACGCCGTCCAAACGGTTGCTTTCAAGGTCGTTGATGGCATCCAGCACAGGAATAGCCGGTTCAAACAGACCCATTCGCTCCGGGTTCAGCTTGTATTCGACCATCGGCAGCATTCCGAGAGAGTGATTCTCAGACTTTGTGACATTGCCGTTGTCGATTTCAAAGTACTGGTTTGGCGTATACACGCAAATCAAGTCGTTCAGGTCGTTCTGATAATTGCGTGGGATATGAAGCACGTTGGCGATGGGCTTGTGTCCGATGCCGGAGTTGTAAATCACATACGACATGTCCGGGTCGGGAACATCCACTAGCAAGGGCGTTTCGTCCGGGTAGTTGCCGTTGTACCCCTTGTCAGGGAGAACAATGCGGTATCCCTGTCCGCATTCCAACATCCACTGCCAGAGCCGCCGATCAAGCGCATCCTTACCCTCATACTGCAAAGCATTGGACAGACGGGCGATTTCCTCACCGTCACCAGTTGCCGTTTCAGACCGCACATAAGAGCAAGGAGTACCGCTCATGTAGCCTGTGTAGAATCCCACGCATTCGTTTGCGTGGTTTTCTACAATGCGGTTGGTGATTTCAGCGTGGTATTCTTTCGTGCGGTTGAGGACGGGCTGGCTACCCAAGTAGTAGTTGTGCAGAAAGCGAATCTCGTTCTTGTTCAGCAGATGAATAGGCTCTGCCTTGCCCATGACTACTTTCAGTACGTTTGCCCGATTGATTTCCGTCTCCGGCGTTTCAATCGGCCTACGTCCGGTTAGTGGTTCATTCAAAAAGCCGCCAACGACCATCTGATACTCAGCCATACGTTCCTCCTTTCCGGCAAAATAAAAAGCGCAGCAAGACAAACCTGTTAAGGTCTATCTCACTGCGCCAAAACTGCGCTTCAAAAGCTATTTACTTTTCCGGTTGATGGATAATTTTCACCCATCCTTCCCTTGTGTCTCCTTCGATAACGCCCTTGCATCTGTCGCACTTGAAATGGTATCGTCCGTCTACTTCGCCAAGATAGCGGTTGCAGCGGACGTTCTTATAGATAGGGTTCTGCCGGATGCAAGGGCAACAGATTCTAACTAGCATGAGCGCTCCTTTCCTAATATTCCTGGAAACAGGCTGTTGAGCACAGACCTGTTAGAAGCTGCTGGGAAACTGTTCGCACTTCCAGCCGTGCTATTCTCCGCCTAGAGAAACCATTGCAGCCTTTACATTCAGTTGTCGGACAAACGTAAAACGGTAAGCTGCAATTTTGGTGCTGCATAATGGATTTGAACCAATGTATGTCCGGTTATGAGCCGGGTGCTCTAGCCTGACTGAGCTAATGCAACATAGAAACCCGGCTTGATTGGTTAACCGCTGCTCTTTGCAATGTCATGCCTAACCATTGCATCGAGAGCCGGGAATAGCGATGGAGGTTTTGGAGAATAAAGCCATGCAAAGCTAGGTAGTTGGTTGTGCTACGTAACGGAATCGAACCGTTGCTTGCCAGCCGTGGGGGAGGCAGGCTGGCATTCCCCTTACAATTGGAAACGCAACATATAAAGTCCGGTGAAGGCGAAAGAGTGAGAAAACCTCCACCGGTGAAAGGAGGAATATGCTTGTTGACACGCACACGAGTAAAATGACAAAACCCCGCGTGCAAGCTATTCCTTTGAGGGAAGCTGCAAAACTTCCTGCGTACATTATAAGCCTTGTCAAGTGGTGAAATCAAATAAATAGACCAAGCGAACACAATATATTGTGTTTTTAATCAAAAAGGCCTCTTGACAGGCTCAATTTTACTGATTCCGTTATACAATTCATCGGCAAGCTGTGCCAAGCTGTCCGGTGCATCATCGTGCGGAACTTTGCCAAGCTGTGTGAACATCGTCACCTGTTCCATGAACGCCTTGTACTCTTTCGACTGGTGCTTCTCGTCAAGAAAGTAAAACCGTTTGATGTCCGGCGCATACTGGATGATTCTGGACAGCTTGCTCTGGCCACTGGGCGCACGTTGGCTGCGGACAGAGCAGTGATAACCCTGCTGCCGGAGCTGGCTGTCTACCACGTCGCAGTATTCGTCACCGCCGTTGTTGGCTTCTCCACGCACCACGTTGATTTTGTGCTGGATGATTTTTCCTACGACTTCTGGTCTGGTCACGGTCTTATCGCCGTTATTGAACACAAGGTCTGGAATGAACACGGCATCACCATACACATAGGCGATAGGACAGGCAGTGAAGTCGCCACCACCCCATGCAATATCCATGACCATGAGCTTGCGATCGGGATCTCCGTCAGGCAGAACGCCATTGAAATACCGCAGTTCATCGGCAGGGAACAGCAGACCTTCACGCACATAGGGCTTGCCCATGTACTTCGCCCACCATGTTGCATCGTCAATGCTGGCTTTCATATCAGCATAGTAGGCATCGTCAAAGCCAACACCATAGTCATAATTGAAATTGCTGTGTCCGTTCTCGTCCACCGCGGGAATCACCCGGAATCGGTACTTCGGGTTGTCTGCATACTGGTTCTGAATGCGCCCAAGAGGGTCAAGCACGTTCCAGCGTGTACCGACCATCAGTTCCAATGCGCCCTGCTTTTTACGGTCTTTCAGCTGGTTCAAATAGGCATCGTACTTGTTGTTCAGACGCTCAACATTCAAACTTTCCTCCAAGTCCTCGATCAAGTCATCGCTGTACAGAACGCCACCCTCACCGATTTCAACAGCACCAGTCAGCGTACCACCAATAGAGCGACAGGTCAGGGTGGGGAAACGCTTCTTTCGGTTCAGGTCAACGCTTTCGTCCTTTGCGCTCTTGTCCACAAGCTGAACGTCAGGAAAAATTTTGCCCCAGTTGTAGGTTACAGGGTCAGTGATGATTGACAACACTTCACCGTAGAAGCCGTTGGTCAGCTTGTCGGAATGTCCGCTCATGACTGATGCAACGTCAGGCCGGTTGCCCATCAGCCATGTGATGAAAAATATACAAAGAGTTGATTTTCCAGTTCTCGGAGCCATCGAGATTCCTAAGAAATCTACACGATGGAAAAACAAGTCCTCAAGGTCATTGACAAGCGTATGCAAAATGCGCCTACGCGGCTGGTAAAACTTATTCTCCGGCGCACGATTCCATTCAAGGTAGATGCAATAGCTGTCAAACACGTCCTTTGCTTCAAACAGGTACGTCCGACCGATAATGTCATAGACCTTCGCCACGTCCTCGCCTGTTTTCATCTTGCCCATCATCGCCGCACAGACGGAGCGCAACTCACCAGAGTACTTGTAGGCATCGAACCGCTTGTCTTGCGGCAGAGCATCTCTCAAGTTCACCACAGCCTGAAACCAGTCCTCATAGACCTGTGCTTCTGTCGGATTCTGCTTTGCATACGCTTTGATGCTGTCGATAATGGCGATACACTGTTTTGGCTGCATAAAAAATAGGCACCCCCTACCTGAAAATGTAAAGAGTGCCTACAACTGCACAAAAATCAAATATTCGGTTTTATAATGCGATTCCAGAAATTTTATTTCTCAAAATCAATTAAAAGAACTGCCCGACCGTTTCTAACCCTTTTTCTACCTTCTTCATTATGCTGTTTTCGGAGAGATACTCCATGCCTTTCAAGGTAATCTGCGGGTGAATCGGCTCTACGATATGCGGGAACTTGTTCGTCAGATCTTGCGTGTATACCAGACCGCGAATGAAACCGTTCATTTGCAGTTCGATCATAATCTGCTCCCAGTCAGAGACCTTCATTTTCATTGCTTTTGCAGAGATAAGCTCATAGTCAAATTCTTCATCGCCCTTATGCTTATCCAGCAGTTTGAGAATCTTGTAGATGGCATTAAAATTGTCCATAAGCTGCTCCTTTCGACTTTTTCAGGTCATAATCTGCAAACATAGACGTAGCAATCTTCATAGCTTCTTCTATGACTGGTGCTTTGATGAAGATTTGGCATCCAAACAATACGCTGCTCGCTCTGGTCTTGCTGCTCTCAGGGATAACATAGATTTTGCCGCCCTCACGCTTTGCAAGCCACGTCCGTTCTGGCTCTTCGTGTTTTTCTGGTTTCCGTCTGAACGCTTCTACCGGCTCACTGTCAACGTATGCTTCAACTCTAGCGCCGTACATCTCTGCGATTTTCTCCGCACGTCTGCGGCTTTTGGTCAGAGTGATGATATGATATTCATCTTCTCCACCGCTCGTTACTGCGTAAAGTTTTCTAGCCATACTTTCTCACCTGTTCTGTTCAGCAATCCGATACCATGTCTGGCGGGTAACGCCAAGCTGTTTGGCAGCGTCCGTGACCGTGAGAATGCGCTTCTCCACCTGCTCATGGAGAACGTCAAAAAGGTTGCGGTCATACTCGGTTGGCTTGCGCCCTTCCCTGTAATCAGGGCGCTGGCTGGCAATCTTCTTGCCCTCTCTGGTGCGCTCAACAATCATGTCACGCTCAAACTCGGCGAATGCAAGCATCACAGTACGAATGACCTTGCCGGTGGGGGAGTTGTTCATAACCCCCATGTTCAGGATGTTCACCGAAACGCCCTTATCAATGAACTGGTCTATCAGTTCAAGACCATTCTTAGCAGAACGAGCAATACGGTCAAGCTTCGCCACGATCAGCGTGTCTCCCGGCTGGATTTCAGCCATCAGCTTATCCAGTTCAGGTCGATGCAGCTTCGTGCCGGTGTAAACATCCGAAAAGATTTTCTGTGCGCCGTTAGCTTTCAGAAGTTCCGACTGAGCTTCAAGACTGTTGCCATCAATAGCTTGTCCAGCGGAACTGACACGAGCGTAACCATAAATCATTCTGGTTCACCACTTTCCGATTTGTTGCTTGTTAAGACATATTCGTTCAGCACATATTCACGAGAGCCTTTCGGCACGAGAACCACATCATAATTTAACGCATCGGAAAATTCAATAAGGTTTTCAAGGGAAATATTTTTTCTTCCAAGACGCTGCGAAACCGCATTGGGACTTGCATAGCCAAGCCGCTCATTCAGTTTTTTTACGGTCAGATACGGATTTTTCTTCAAAATGTCTTTCAAGGCAAGAATGGCGTTCATTTTTTGGTACTCCTTCTCTTTCTTAACGCCATTATATCACAGAAGTGTGATTTGCGCAAGACATTTTTGAAAAAATATAGCCAGTGGTTAGAGAATATCTAGCCGCTGGCTTTTTATGTTACATTTGAATCGCTACGATTTCCCACGAAGAATAATTGGAAAATCCAGAATAGGGGTGAATTTCAAAGTTCTTCGTCTCTCCCGGTTGGATGTCCAAGACATAATCAATATCTCCGCACACGGGAACTTCTTCACCGTTTTCATCTTTCATCTTATACAGAACGATGACCTTTGCGTTTGTCTTGTATGCGCTGTTATTAGTCACTTTTCCGGTAAATCTTGTTTCATAACCACTACCACGCTTTGAAGTATTGGCAACAGCCAATTCACCTGCTCTTAAAACTTCTTTTCCTGCACTCGGCTGATAATTATAGTCTTGTGCCGAAACAGACATTTCGATACCAGCCGGGATAGATCCGTCATACTCGTATGTAAAGTATCCAGCATACCAATAAGAATCATTTTCCGCAACCCAGTCCAAATATTCATCGTCTGTTTTGATTACGGAGCCATCCTCTGCAACGACTGCAATTTCAATATGTGGAAACCATGCTGCAAGATTTTTGTTGGTATTCTCGATTTCAAGAGCATAAGAAATATAAATCGTGCTACCATCACGCCACGCATAAGACCCATGATTCTTAATGCCCAACGGTTCATACTGCGTTGCATTTGTCTGCTCAAGTTCAATAAGACCAGACCATTCATCAGGCTTTGCAGTTGCCATTGCGCTAATAGGCATAGCAAGCATCATAGCCACTGCCAGAGCCGCCGCAATGATTCTCTTTCTCATTTTTTGGTTCTTCCTTTCTTTGGCCAGAATTTTATATAACGTTTGAAATACCATGTGCCATAAGATACACACCAAAAACCAAAAGAGCTGCGCCGATAATGATGCCCCATATTGAAGCGGCAATCTTTTCGTTCTTTTCGCGTCTTTCTTTATTTTTGTCATTCTTTTGGTTCATTGCAGATTCCTCCCTTTCAAGGCTTGTAAGGCAAGTATAGCACAGAACACAGACCCTTTGTAGGGGTCTTTTTGTTTTTGCGGAAAATTTTGAGATTGGAAATGGGGTGGGGGTGATT